TTAAAACAAGAAATCATGGGATTGAGTATGTTGGGTTCAAGTTACTCACAAGAGTTAAGTTCGGAAGGCTGTCTCCACTTTATTACTAGAACAAAGGCCCTTTCGGGCCTTTTCTTATCTGTACCTAGACGGCATGAATAGCATTGGTTGTGACGCGTTTAGGTCTGCCAGCTCAGTCAATGCCCACACAGCAGCGTCAACGCGGTTTGGCGACTTGCCGCCAGCCAATCCCGTCACCGGGTCGAAGTCCATCATCTCTTCTTCCAAATCGTGCAGTCCAGTCTCATGGCGCACCATTCCTTGCTCATACAGCGCAACGACTGGCTCGGCTCGAATGACCTTGCCCTTGCTTGCGTGAACTCGGATGATGCGGCCAGCGAATCCAGCATTGCGCAGAGTATCCTCGCACATGTCACCGCCTTGGTTCGTCTCAATGACGATGGCATCAGCATTGGAATCATCATAAAGCGAGATGGCAGCCTTGGCCCACTCGCTCGGGCTTCCGTGCCTAGTTCGGTCTTTGCACAGGCTGAACTTGCCGCAATCGTGCTTTCTTGCAAGCACAATGCCGTGCGCGTCACTGGTCTTGCTGTTGCTGGCTGCTGGGTCGATGGCAACGATGGTTCTAGTCGGTGCACCAACTTCCACTGACTGGCATTTAGCGATCAGCCGCTCAGGCCACAGCGCAGTCTCCTCGTCACGCTTAATAGGCTTCTGCATGTACTGCGCCCAGAACTTGCGGCGGTGAGACTTGAGCGCGACCTCCTGTTCAGGCCCGTGCTTAACAGGCCAAAGCCACCCATCAGGCAATCCGTGGTCAATTGGTATTCCGTGGGTGTAATCTTCTGGATATGGGTCGCTGTTGTCGATGATTACCGGAAGGTTTAGGTGATGCCATTTCTCGCCGCTACCACCACGCAGCAGGTAGCCGCTAAGGTCATCCCAGTGTATGCGCTGCATGATGACGATGATTGGCACCGACTCAACAGCAAGGCGTGATGCGATGGTTTCGTTATACCGGTTGTTTACGCCGCCTCGCATCACCTCGGAATATGCGTCATCAGGCTTAACTGGATCGTCAATTATCAAACAATTGTGCACCAACGCTTTACAGCTTGACAGGATAAAGTTATTATTGCACCGAACAGTCAAACAATAGGTGTTATCAGCATGGCCGATTTTACGAATGAAGAGTGGAGACCTATCCCCGGATACGAGACCTCCTACGAGATTAGCGATCTCGGAAGAGCTAGAAGCATAGACAGGGTTGTCACCCCGTCCAGTGGTGGGTCGTACAGGCTCGCTGGAAAGATGCTCAAGCAGCAACTCGACTCCCGCGGCTACCTCACCATAAGCCTCTCCGGTGGCGGCTCCGTTAAGCGAGGATACATTCATCAGCTTGTCCTCACGGCGTTCGACAGGCCGAGGGGGCCGCTCGATGAAGGAAGGCATCTTAACGGAATCCCTACAGACAACAGGCTTTGCAATCTCGCTTGGGGAACCAAGTCCCAAAACATCGCTGACGCCAAAAGGCACGGCACATTCCCTGTACTTGAGAGAAGGCCGGGCGCAAAGCTCAACAGGGAATCCGTTGTCGAGATATTTACCAGCAACGCCAAAACATCCGATCTCGCCGCAAGGTACGGAGTGGGATATGGAGTCATCAGGCAAATCAAGCTCAGGCAGACTTGGGCATCCGTCACAGAAGGTTTGGTTGCTGGGGACTACGAGCGCAGGGGCACTTGGTTTGGAACAATTAGTGATGCTGACATCTTCGACACGTCCACCACTAGAGCCAATGTTGCCGAGCGGCTCGGAGTCTCTGAATCCAAGCTCAAGAGCATGAGGCGCATAAGAAGGAAGCAAATCGCTAGGGGTGAGTGAGTCAGCCCTAACGTAACCTCTTCTCGTGTAGATTTTATGGTCTGGCGTGCACCTGAAAGAGGTGCCGTCAGATAATCCAACCTCTATTATCTCGTTCCTTGGATTCTCCCACCACCAAATCACAGGTTTCAGCTCAATATTTCCAGTTGAAACATCGCAAGACCATACCTTTATATCCATCTTTGACTTAACGATATCATCTATCGCCATTGGCCCGAGCTCAGTTTCAACCATTGTTCCAGCAGGGAAGCAGCCAGTAAAACCTTCTTCCATGTGTCCAGCACGGAAACCTGTTACCTGACCTGCGGCAGACGTGGCATAAACACCGCCGCCTTCCTTCGTCCACCACATAGCCTTTGAGTCGGCATCGTCTTTTAGCTCGATAGGCCACATGGCTTGAAACGCTGGGGATTTCACTATCCCGCGAGCCGTCGAGCTATTCAGCAATGCCAGCGAGTGAGAGTAAGACAGATGCAGGAACTTGGCTCGTGGATTAATGGCTAGGCCATACGTCATCATATTGATGGTGCAAAGCTCTGTCTTACTGTAGCCAGGAGGCACGTTGATGATTAAGCGGCTTATCTCTCCATCCATCACGCGCTTCATCGTTCGCATGATTACCTCATGGTGAGGCGCGACGATCATCTTGCTCCCCATGCGCTGCTTGAAGAAGTAACGCATGAAGTAGAGTGGATCATCCTCGCACATGTCACGCCGAACGTGACCAAGTACATCAGCAGTCATCGTCAGCCTTAACCTTGGCAATCATTGCCTTGTACTCTTCTCGGCTGATTTGAGTTGTTTCGATAGGGCCACCATTAGCGCCTGTATGCTCGTTAGAGACGTTATCTTTCAACCCTAGGTCGCGAGCTATGATGTTGGCGTTCAATAGGTCTGCGGCAGCTCCAGTGAACTTCTGCTCGCGTATAGCCTTATCAATCCTTTGTGCGACCCCCGAAAACTCAGGTTTCACCTTGTAGTCATACCAAGTTGATTCAGCCAACCCTGAATGGAGAAGGAAGCCGTCAAGAGTAAAAGCCCGCATCTTTGCCAGCTTCTCGACTGTCACCGCCCCTTGAAATGCGAATGCCTTAGCCTCCCATAGCGGGTTATCCTCAGCCCATTTGAAATAGGCCAGCGCATCATCCCACATCTCATCTGGGTGGTTATAGACTGGGGGGCGGCCAACCTTGCGAGCCGAAATCTCCCATAGCGATTCTTTATTCTCTTCTTCCATATCAACCTCAACTTCTCATGATTGTTTAACCGTTACATTGTATCAAACGCAGGCACAAAAAAAGCCCCCCTCAGGAGGCTTTGTTTTTTGCTTTCTCTAAATTTGAATTATATCGCCAACCTTAACCGATACAGCTTCATTCAGTGACTTTCGGCAGATGGTGTGATTGCTTTTAACGCCATACGCCTCAACCACGCAATCCACGGTAAAGTAACCATGTCGCTCGATAACTCCACTTGAAACTTCAACCACTACAGCATAAATCAGGTTCATTTTGCAACCTCAAGTTTAGCGATCTCAGCACGGATGATGGCAGAGCTTATGGCTGATACCATAAATCCAGCCGCAACCCAATGCCACCCGAGCGAGGCGAAGATGCAAACCTCAATTGCCACTACCGCCGTAGAGAATGCTATGTGTGCCTTACTCCTTGAATACCTTTCCTTGCTACCCTCCTTCTTGGCTGTAGCGCCTGCTGTTCCAGCAGCGACTAATCCACATGCAAGCAAAAGCACGCCGAAAAATGACAGCAGCCGCTCAGCGTACAGTGCCATTCCAGAAAAGTCAGTAACTGCAACAAATATTGCAGGAGCAATCACCAACCCATGAAACGCAACGTTTTTCATAAATTTACCGCTCATCACACAACCTCCAGCTTTTTACCAATCAACTCACCATCAACAACCGACTCAACCTCAATCCACAGATTGCCTTTCACTGCCGCAACTGGCTTCCCGGTGTAAAGTGATGCCAATCTATGAGCATCTGATTCACTAACCACGTAGCGCCCGTAATTGTCTATGTGAAGCGAGTTAACGAACGCCACTGTGTACCTTGCATTCAGTTGTGACTCATTCATCTTTCATGCTTCCGATAAGCTCTGCCCGCAAAACCTGCAACTCTTCCGGCTCTGCGTGAATCAAAAACGTCACACCATCGCCAGATTGTCGCAATTCAATATCGCCGTACTTGTTCCATTTGTCGCTGTAGGCTGGAATGAACGTTTGACCTTGATTTTTCCCCTCAAGCCTAACCACGACACTTGTGTTATAAATGCTCCGCATCTCCTTGTTGCAAAGCTGGACAGTGAACGTCCCGTAAACCTTGCCGCGAAGTCGCAGCTTTTCCCCTGGCCTTCTGTCTATCTTCAGCATCCGTTATTTTCTCCCATGTGTAACCTGCATGTGTTTTC